AGTATCAGAAGACACCGCCCAGCAAAACACTGAAACACAAAAACAAACATATGAACAGGGCGGCACTACTCAAGCTGATGACGGTCTTGCTAAATTCGCTAAAGCTCAGGGCTTTGACCTTGAAACTGCTAGCGATGACGTCAAGCGTGCCCTGAAACTCGCCCACGACAACCAGAGGGCATATCGTAATGCTACATCCAATAAAAGTATCTCTGAAGCAACAGAGGATCTGGGCGACGGAAGCTTAAAAGCAGAAGTCGAGAATCTTAAATACGAAAACCGTGTCAATCAATTCTGGCAGGGTGAAAATCGTGATAGATCCCTAGAGCCTGTGATGGTTGAGATACTTAACGAGAAAGTCGCAGAGCTTACACCACAGTTTGGAGAAGAACAAGCTAGAATGTATGCCAAGACCCTCTCACGTGATTTAGGTACGCTATACGACATGGCCCGTCTACGGTCTGGTGCGAACACCAACGCAAGCGTTGACGTTGAAGCAATTCGCCGAGAGGAGCGGGAATCTATTAACAAGCAACTGCAAGGTGGGGCTCCACAATCCCACGCTGTGCAGGGTGGCCAACCTAAGAAGCCACAGATTACTGCTGAGTGGCTCACGAATGTGTACAATCCGCGAGACCCAGAGCATATCAAGCTTCTTCAAGAGGCCGGCTTACGCTAGTGATAAACTAATAAATAATATAAAAAGAAAGAAATAAACAAAATGGCTGCAAACCAAATTCAACCTACCGTCGGCACTGGTGCTGTTGGTAGTACTACTGATGTCGGCTTTTCTGAGCGACTTGTTCCTGAGCTATGGAGTCGCGAGATTGCAGACAACCGTCTTGACAACTTAGTGCTGTGGCAACTGATTGATTCTCGCTACAGTGGCGAAATCTCAAGCAAGGGTGACACATTGCACATCCCATTCATCGGCGAAGTTGACGCAGATTATGCTACTAACTATACCGTCGGTACTGACGTAAAAATTGACAACCTTGATGTAACGACTGTTGACTTGCTCATCGATCGCTACATCCGTCACGGTGTCGGTATCCAAGACGCCCTGAAAGCACAGAGTGCGTATGAGATGCGTTCACCTGTTCAGGCTCGACTAAGTCGCTGGCTTGACCGTGCTAAGGATGCTGAGGTGTTCAAGAAAGCCGTTGCTGGATTTACGAACGCTCCGATTGATTCAGGTGCTGAATTGACCTTTGAAAAGATTGTTGATGCTGCTGCTGTTCTTGACATGAAGAACGTGCCAGAGGACGACCGCTTCATCGTTGTTAACGGTATTGGTCGTGCTGACTTGCGTAAGATCCCTCAGTTTACCGCTTACAAAGAAGTTGGTGAGAGTGGTCTTGTCAAGAGCAAGAATGGATTCGTTGGTGAGATTTACGGTATGCCTGTTTACGTGACTAATACTATCGGAAAAGATAGTGGTGCTAAATCTGCTTACCAATTCCTGATGTTCCACCGCTCTGCGATCATCGGTGCAACCCAGAGTGTTCCAATGATTGAGTTCGGTCGTGACTACAAAAAGGGCCAAGATGACGTTGTTGCCTCAGAGCTGTTCGGCGTTAAGGTCCTCCGCCCTGACCACGGTGTCGTTATTAAACGAACTGCCTAATCTGGGTAGTCCAATATAACTAAGTGAATGACCTCCTCTCCATAACGGGGAGTGAGGTCATTTTTATAAAAAGGAGCTTACGATATCAAAGCTTCTTCGAAGGGAAATGACATGGAAGAAAACAAAACTAACATAACTCTGGATGTTCAAGATAGCATCCTGAATGGAGAAGATTCAAATGGCTAAATGGGCTAATACTTCGGTTCTCGATGCTCTACTAGACAAAGTTGCAACAGGTAATCAAATTATTGTCACAACTTCACAGCCTGCTGACCGTACAGCTGCACTTGCAGCATCTCTAGCTAGCACAACTCTAATACCTGGTGACTTCACTAAAGCTGCAGGTTCACCTAGTGGACGACAAGTAACGGTTGCACAAAAGGCTAACATCAGCGTCTCAGCATCCGGTACAGCTACTCACGTATGTATCGTAGACGGAACCAACCTTCTATACGTCACAACTGTTACATCTCAAGCACTTACATCTGGTAACACAGTAACAATCCCAGCTTGGAAAATCACAGTAACTAACCCATCTTAATAAAGGAGATAACTAATGGCTTATAAAAAAGACCTAGCTACCGGCCTTATTGGTAGAGCTATCGACACGAAAGCTACATCTCTAGTGCTGCAATCGGGCTATGGAGCTTCAATGCCAAAGGTTCCTTTTTACCTAACACTAACACCAGCTACGCAGCTGAGTACCCAAGGAAATAGCGAGATTGTCCTGGTGACAGGCCGTACATCGGACACGCTTACAATTACTCGTGCGCAAAAGAACACAACAGCAAAATCATTTGCAGTTGGTGACATTGTTGCTGCAGGTTCATACGCTGATGACGAAAACGGTGTATACTCAACATCAGAGATAGATACAGGAAGGGTTTGGATTGATGGTCGTCCTATTTATCGTAAAGTCATACGTGGCACTGTGAATATGACTGGTAACAGTACGTCGAGGCTCGCTCATGGTATTCAAGGCTTAACTA